CCGGCCTGGACACGGCCCATGTCCACGGAGGCGGGAGAGCAATCGAGTATTTCGCTGCCGAAGAATCGGCGGACGGGGGTTTCCGTGGCGAACTGAACGCGGACGGTGCGCCTGCCTTTGTCGAGGGAGCCTTTCCGGATTTCGAGATCGCGGTAAAGGGTCGGCAGTTTCAGTGTGGCGCTGGCCATTCGCGCCGCGTCTATGGGCCGGCTCAATGACCTGCAACAACTATTTTACGGCCGTTTCCGTTGCTGGCAGCCGCGTCATCCGGTTCCATCTTGGCCTTTTGCTGCGCGGCCGGCTTCTCTTCAAGTTCGATACCTTCCTCCTTCGCCAATTCCTTTTCATATCCGGACTGCGCGAAAGTTTCCTCCAGGTCCATGTCGGAGTCGGATTGCTCGATGATTTGCTGGCGCGTCTTGATCTTGAGCTTGAGCGCCAGTTCCTCAGCCTGCATGTCCTTGAGCGGGTCAACCCAATCCCAACGGACACCGCGGAACATCGGTTTGTTGACCTGCGCGAAACGGGACATCGAAATGTTCACAGCCCGCATCGTCATCGCCGTCGCGAGCCAAGGCTCGAAGATCGGAATCACGAGATGCTCGATCATGTGCGCCTGTTCCTTCATGAACGTGCGCCGCTCGTCAATCAGGCCCGTTCGCATCGAAGAGAAATTCGCATCGGCCATATCGCCGACCAGAGTCGAGTAAGCCATGTCAAGGCCGGAGGCGATCCCGAGTTTGCAGTTGCGGACGAAATCTCCAAACTGCTGTGTCGGATGGGTTGGGTCGTAAGGGATGAAGCCGGCGCCCTTCGGGAGAATGTCCATTTGGCCAGGTTCGGAGTCTCCGAGAATAGCTCCTGTTTTCTCGGTGCCGAGTTCGCCAGTCGTCTGTTCATTCTCTCCGGAGTATGGTGATTCGCCATCATCTCCCGGCGTGAAGTAACCGCCCTTGTTCGCGGCTCCGCGCGCGGCAATCATTTCCGAGATTTCGTATTCCCTGAGATGGTGCATACCAAGCATCGCTGCCGACGCTTCGGGAACTCCGACGCATTGGGACTGCCGCTGTTTCAGAAAGTAGTGGATGATTTCCTCGGCTGGAATTCTCACGCGCCGGTAGACCCGGCCGCCGAACATCATGTCCTTCGGATGTTCGGTGAGCATGTGGTAGGCGATGGTCTTGTACTGCGCATTCTTCTCCACGCCCATGATGATCTTGTTGCCGTTGCCGAGCACCTCGTTGTAGTTCACATCGAGATAATCGATCTCATACATCTGGAGCGTGAAGCCGAACGCGTTGGCCTTCGGGTCGATGATTTTTCGGAGCAGGTATCCGCCATCGCGTTTACGGGAACGGAGAGCCAGCCGGCAGACTTCGTAAAAGGATTCCTCGCCGGTGACTGTGCAATTCTTCGGCTTGCACCATTCGGCCCAGGCTTCCTCAATCATTTCATTGGCAGCCAAATCCGGCCGGCCCCAGCCATTCAGAGCCCGATTCTGAAGCTCGAAACCGCAGCCGGTTTTCAGCACATTCTTTTCCGAGGCATTCAGGTAGCGGACCATGAGCCCGCCTGAGCGTTCCAAGTCCCGGGATCGTTCGCGCAGCGATTCGATGTCGAAACGGACTTCGGAATCGCCGTCGCCTCCGGAGATCCGCCAATCCTGTGTGAGCCGATTGAAGGCGCCGGCCTGGTAGGAGCGGCGGCCGGAGAGCTTCGCGGCCTGAGCCTTGACTTTCCAACCGGAGCGGAAGCCGCGGATCGCGGAGATCAATTTCTTGTGGATGTGCATGGTTACCTCGGTCTGCGGAACCGCGTGAGGACGCGCTGTTGTTTGCCGGTGATCCTGGCCGTCTCGGCGGCGATGGCGGAGATGAGCATTGCGCGCGCCTTGAGCGCCTCCTCCAGGGTCCGCACTTCGCTCGTCACGCCGCCGTAGCTGTAGCGGATGACGTTGCGGGGGGCCTCGTTGGCTTCGATGGAGGCCTCGATGAGATCGAGGACGCGCTGAAGGTACGTCCGGCCGTCGAAGGCCGCAGCCGTAGCCGGGTTGGCAAGGATCGTCATCGGCCCGGCGTACACCTCGAAGCGTTGAAAATCGGAACTCGTGACGTAACCGACCATCCAATAATCGCCAGCAGCCCAGGCCGCGGTGGTTGCGGCCGTTTCGCGAACTTGATGGGTGTTGCCGGACGGCTGCGCGGTGATCGTCCTTGCGGTCCCGCTGACTTGAGGGAGGAGACGATACGTCAATACCCAAGCCGGACTCGCTGGGCTGGGCAAATAATCCTCAAGCGTCTTGTCCCATTGCAACGAATCACCGGCGCGGAACTGCGTCGGCTCGAAAGTTGGAACTGGATCGGCCACAGACGCTGCGTCTATGGGCCGGAAGACATGAGGTCAAACCTCAAAGTGGCAAACATGGCGATGGAGCTGGTGCGTGGTGTATGCGCCAATCCATCGGCTGTAAGGAATCGGGGTTCAAATCGAATCGGAGCAATTGGATTAAACGATGCCGATCTATCCTGGTTTTGTCCCACCAGATTTCGGCGCTGTCATCCGGTGTCTGGCCGCTCAAGAGAACGAGGTGATAACCGAACGCTTTTGCGGAAATCCTCCTGCCAGCCTTGACGGAATGGATTCGTGTCGGTGTTTGATGGCTATGATCTCTGGCACGCTTTGTCGGCGTCGTGCAATCCGTTCGGAACATCTGATTCACCATGTGCATTGTATCGCGCTGAACGTCATTTAACCGCGCGCCGCGCGTTTTGAATTCAACGAACATCATGCACTGAAAATCACGGCCGTGATTCGTAAGAAACCGATGGCAAATTAAATCTTTGTCCATCCAAGCGAAGCCTTTGGCACTGTCCAATTCAGGATGGCTCCTAATCCATTGTGATATTTCATCTTCCAAAGGGATGTCGTAATTACAGTTTGGACAGCGAGCCGTCCTTCGGTATGGCGTTGTCATCGTTCAATCTCTTGTTAGCAACCGCAGCGGTGTGCTCGTCGATCTCAAACCCGATCCATTTTCGCTTGAGTGATTCGGCTGCGACAGCCGTGGTGCCGCTGCCGAGAAATGGATCACAAACAAGGCCATTCTTCGGACAGAGCTTGTCGATCCAATAAGTGGCTTCCGATTCGGATTGCTGCCATTCGTGAAAATCCTTTTCCTTCCCCCCGCTCATGACATCCGACACCATTGTTTGCTTATCGTCCCGTGTCTTTTTTACAAACCAGAGAACCGCTTTCCATTGAGCTTTGATTCCGTACTCGCGCATCACGGTTGCATTGCCGGAATGGATGCAGGCGATGGTCCACCAATATCGGAGATGGACCCTGAAGGCATCCAGCGCGGCGGGGATTTGAGTTTGGCCGACGTAGCAGATCAGAGAGCCGCCTTCCGCCAGCTTGTTCGCCGCGAACTCGGTGAGTCCCGGTAACATCTTAGACGCTTCGCGATCGTACGGAGGATCGGTGAAAATCAGCGCGACGGAACCATCCGCGACCTTATCCGCCTGCTTCCTGAAATCACCGACGATAATGCGTTCGTCGATGGTGATCGATTTCTCAGCGGTTTGGCGTTTGGCCTTCCGTTCCTGTTGCTTGGCGGATTCTTTGATCTCCTTCACCACGGCATTGATCGTGTCCTCATTCTCCCGCAGCCGTTTCTTCTGCGCCGCCGTGCCGTTCTCCGCGATGAACTTGGCGCTGGTAAAAGTGCGCCCGGAAACACCAGCAATCCTGGCAAGACGATCTCTTGTTTTACCCTGTGGCAATTTTGCCACAGGGTCAGCCTTCCCGGCCTTCATCCGCTTCTCGGCTTCTTGTGCAAGCAGGGGTTCGAGCTTCAAGGCCAGTTCGACGCGGGAGTACGGCGCGAGATTGCGGCGGCCGAACTGGTTTTGGATAACCCAGACCTTCGCGGCGTTTTCATCGGCCAGCTTGATTTCCTTAACCGTGAATTTGATCCTCTTGCGACTGCAAATCTCAAGCCGGTTATGGCCATCAAGGAGAGTGTCCTGCCATACGACCAGGGGATCGCGGCAACCATCGGCCGCAAGGTTGGCTTCAAGCTGCGCCAATTCATCTGGCGCAAGCGGTGGGATGAGAACGCGGAATTCAGGATTGATCTTCATGGAAAACAAAGCCGCCGCCAGTCCATCGCAAGACTGAGAGGATGTGATTCGTTCCCGGTTAAGGGTGAACCGACGGCGGCGAAAACAGATGTTACGAAGCGAATCACGCTGGCGATTTACGGATCGCCAGGCGGATTGTCAAGGCCCGTTATTTTTCCAAATCGAGTCTTCGCGTCGCCTTTGCCATGCGGCGCTGTGCGTTGCCTTCGCGGTGCGCGGCTCCGCCGGGCTTCGCCTTCGCGCTGCGTTGCGACGCTTCGCCTTTGCCATGCAACGCTCGGCCTGGCCGAGCCAGGCTTCGCCTTTGCCTCGCGTTGCCTCGCCTTTGCCTCGCGTTGCGGGGCCATGCCGTGCCGTGGCGGAGCTGAGCACAGCAAGGCAGCGCCTTTGCTAGGCCAAGCGTCGCGGAGCTTTGCCCTTGCTTTGCTGAGCGGGGCCGAGCGTGGCCGTGCCTTTGCCATGCGGCGCTGTGCGTTGCCGTAGCGTCGCGGCGCTGAGCATCGCTCTGCGCTGCCTTCGCAGTGCAGCGCAACGCCGTGCCGTGGCGGCGCGGTGCCGGGCGTTGCCGTGCTTTGCCTTCGCAGTGCTTCGCAGGGCCTTGGCCCGGCCTCGCCTTCGCAGTGCGTCGCGGTGCTCCGCGGCGCAGTGCCATGCCTTTGCTAGGCCAAGCTTTGCCTGGATCAGCTGCGCCTTCGCTGAGCTATGCCCTGCCCGGCTGTGCGCTGCTTATGCTTCGCGCCAATTAAACCGGCCCTTCCCCGAGTTTCGCCACTGCCCGAGGCCGCGCAGCATCCCGTAATCCAACCATTCAATAAGCGTTTTCTCAATCGCCTCATCCAGCATCCTAATCTCGCATCTCAGTTCGGTGCCCATCGGCGCGCTCTCGCTGTGCGCGAGAGCGATGCGTTCGCCTTGCGCGGTCTGTGCCCGAAGCGGACGTTGACATTCGCCAATTTCACCGCCCTCCGGGAGTTCAAGCGGAATGATTCTGGGAAAGACGAAGATAAGGCCGTCAATCACTTTCTTGTAAGCCTTCAACTTGTTGCTCCTGGTGCCTGGCACTCTGGTCAACATTCCACAGGCGTCTTTCAGGAACCCCTTGATTTGGTAGTCCCAAAGGAAAGGTTTTCCTTGGTAGCGCGGGAAAACCGTCATGGCCTTCTCTGTCATCTGTTCAGCGCCGATAGCGGCGATCTCTTCTTCAATCTTTTTCGCGTCCGGCGCTTTGCTCGCGATGAATTCCCGGTGAATCTCAGGATTGGCACTGGCCGTGCCGAGGAGTTCCTCATAGAGCGTGAGGTGGATTTTGATGCTTTTCATGGTTTTAGGAGAAGCCGCCGGCAGCCCATCGCAGTGAAGGAGGCTGTGAGACGACCCTGAAAGGGTGAACCGCCGACGGCAAATGGATTGACTGCGACTCGTCTCACGCGGCGACTCTTGCCAGATTCAGCCCGGGCGGGGAAGTCCGCAATCTTACGGATAGATTCTCACCCGAAATCCGAAAGAGAGGACCAGCGCCTTCCACGCTGCCTTGAATGGGCCGTTCCCGTAAACGCGGAACAAGTCGTAATGACCTTTCAGCGTGCGCCAGCTTTTCATGCGCGCCATTTCGATTTTCCCAAACGTCTTTTCCAACCCTTAAACCACAACGTCTTTGTGGCGTGCTCCACCCGATATTTCACAACCGCAAGAATTCCCTCCGCATTGGGGATCGCGAACCAGGTTTGTTTCGCATTGAGCGGCGGCGGCGCAATCGTGAGATGATCCTTCCAGCCTTCCGCCGAGAGCATCGGACCATCCATGATTTTGTAATTGTTCATGCGAGCCATTTTTTCTTGAACTGCGGCCGAACAAGCCGAAAGTGGCGCCGGCCAAGGCCCCTTGGTTGGGCGGTTCTCGGCGGCGGACGGCCATCGCTGGGAACCGCTTTTTGTTCCTCAAGTTTTCCGCCCTTCGCGCGCACCTTCGCGGCGATGGCCTTCAAATCAGGGTTGAGAATTTCCACTGCGGCGAGCGCAAGAACCTCCAAATCGAGTGCCTCGTTTCTCGACCGGATTTTGTGCCATTCCGTGAAGTTATAGCCCTTCTTCTTGACGATTTTTGGGATTTCAGCGCCAAGTTGCTCGAAGTATTCTTCGTCGAATCCGGCTCCAATCGGGTAATGCATGAAACGCGGGCCAGCCTCTTCGATGCGAAGCCTGGCATGGACGGTCGTCTTGGCGAGCGAGGTGCCAATCAGCTTCAGGCAGATTCCTTTTTTCGGCCGGCGATTGGTGACGAGGGCGCCGTCGAGCCGCGAACTGCCCTTCGTCGCATACACGCCAGGGCCGATCTCATTCGGCTGCCGCGGCCGGACGAATCGGTAAACCGGATCGGCAAAGCCTGCATCGTTGCTTTGGCCGCCTGAGTCGATGAGCACGATTGGCAGGTGCAGTTTGCCG